AGTTTAAAGTATTAACAGCCACGACACCATAATGGCTATTAATATATCTTTTATTTATCCTTTACTTAACCTTTTATTATCCTTTAATATCTATATATCTATAATAATATTATAACACATAATTAATAATTTGTAAACAAAGTATTAAGATATTTTCTATCGTCATCACTATCCAAATCAAAACTTGCATAGCTCTTACGAATACAGTTATTACACATATCTAAATACTCACCTGTTTCATTGTCTTTATATACTGACTCGTTATCGTTCAGTTGTTTGTTACAAGCTTTGCATCTCATCTAGCTTCTCCTTTAGTTCATTAATCTGCTCTTGCATATCCACTATTATACTGATATATGTATAAGGTTCAAGTCCATATTTATAGTTATCTAAACTAAGCCTGTCATTCTCATCAAACAAATCAGACCCGTGCCAATCTAAAACATTAAAATGTTTATCAACTTGCTCATCAAAGTTTCTTACATCATCAGTGTATATTGTTAAGTTCATTCCATTACCCTCGCATCAAAATGTATTAACCCATTGCTATCCATGTCTAGCTTTTTATTAGCCACTAGGATAGCTTCCTGTTGGCTCTCAGCCACTATGTTAAATGAAGCTATGGTACCTGTCCATTTAACATCTACTTTATAATTGTATAATTGTGGCTCATCTACCTCACCACCTTCCCAATCATACTCATCTTTGTTAGCATAAGTTCTTTCTACTCCATTTATATCAGCCATTTAGTACCTCCTTTATTTTATTAAAAGCATCTTCATAATCATCTGTTTCATTATACTTCCATTCTCTTAGGTTATCAATTATTGCATTAGCTTTGTCAATTCTTTTCTTCAAATCTCTATTGATTATTAATGCTTGGTTATAAGCGTTCATATTATTATTAGGGTTAGCCATTAGTCTACCTCACTTATAAAATCACTTGGTCGCATACCTGTTTCTCTATACGCATCCCATAAGTCATCAACTTCCATGTGGACTTTTTCCATGTCTATCTCTTCCATGTCATTGTCCTGTTCCTGTTCCCAGTCAAAACTTTCCTTCATAAAACTAAAGCTATTTGCTTTCATTACTATCCTCCTCTGTTATAAGTTCGTCCATGTACCAATGTCTTTTTATAGTTACATTATAACCACCTTCTTGTTCCTTTGCAAGTTTAAACTTTTCTGCTTCATCTAAGCTAGTGGTTTCCAGTTGCTTCTGTCCTTCTACCATTACGGTATAGTTATACTTTGGCATTAGCCTCCTCCATGTTTTTTAATTTTCTAGCATATTTTAAATCCCAACTATAACCGGCTAGTTCTGTAATGCCTTCTTTAATTTCATCAACTATTATATTCATTGTTTGAATATCTCCATAGTCCACCAATGACCACAACTGTGCATGGTCTACCCAAACTTTAATAAACTCCTCTCTAGTAACTTCTTTCTCACCATTACCAGTCATTCGTTCAACTGTTATAGTTCTTTCGTCTACCTCTAATGTTTCTGTGGGGTTTCTTACTTCATGTAAATAATTTCTAGTCATTACTATCCCCTATACAATTTTAAATTTCTTCTATTAAAGTTTAAACCTAGACCTTGATTATCAACATAGATATTAAACTTCTTTATCACATCTCTTCTATAAGTTTTTAATCTAAACTTAAAACCTACAATATTAAAATGATAAAACTTTTTCTTAGGTGTTGCACTATCTCTATATAACTTTTTCATATGTCCTCCTTGGACGTTTATTATTATTAACGCATAACATGTTATGCCTACCTTATTACGCACTCCACATGGAATGCACTTACTTCTTCACCAGTTGGTAATGATTTATTCATGCCACCTTTATCAGCTACATAATCACACCAACTGTTCCACCAGTATACACTACCCTGTTTCTGTGTCAAGTGTACATAGGCTTTTATCTTTTTCATTTTGGTTTTCTCAGTCAATGAATTAGGAATCGTTACATCTTTTAATTCCATTCCTAGCCTATTTAAGTTATGACTGTCAATACATGACACGTTAAAACCTAACATTTGACATACAAATGCAGATTTAACAGCTCCCAATCCTGGGATTTCCATGAATAATCTTACAGCTTTACTGACTGTATCAATATTATTTAAAGACTCTTTCCTTAATTCTTGAGCTTTCCAAAATAATCTTGTCTGGTTTTCAATTGCATATTCCAAACCTTTTCTTTTACTCCCAAACAAATATTTACTATCAGTTCCATGCTTATCAATATCATTTAATTGATTTTTACAACTACTCAAAGGCTGTTGGATTGTAGTAAATACAAATTTAATTACATCCAATAAACCTTTAGGAGTTTTTAAAGCATGCTCTGATATAGACATACAATCTACATCATACATTTTCCACCTCTCATATTTAATTAATGTTACGCATAACATGTTATGCCATTCCAATCTGGTATTCCTTGATTGATGTAAACATTATCTCATAGTAATGCTCTAATGTCAAACTCAAGGTATCTAGATTGGATTATTATTGTTTAGGCTTGCTTTGGTATGGCTTACTATAAAAAGTCCTCTAATATCGAAGATATGGAGCTCATTCTCAGGATAACAGACACAAAAAAACCGGCATAGAGCCGGCTTTCTTGATTAGTGGTTAGATTAGGCAGCGATTATTTTCTTGACCTTCTCTGCTACTCTAGCCTTGACTGCACCCCTGAGAGCGTCCACTTCGTCCAGTGTGAAATACTTCTCTACAAATTCCCACGCTTGCTCATGTGTGATTGATTTAGTGTTAGGTTCTACACTATCCTCCGGCTTAGGTGCCTTCTCTGCTACTTCTTGCTTATCTTTAGCAGGCTTAGTGCTGTCCTTCTTAGGTGCAATGATGACATCATCATCCTTACCCAATCCTTGCAGGCTTAATCCAGTCTTTTGTTTGCCACTGGCTCTGGAAACCTGTGTTTTAATCTTAGCTGTAGACTCCTTGTTAACCTTCATGAGCTCCACTATCTCTATAATCTCCTTGTGTCCTGCCTTGCCTTGCTCCATGTAGGCGTCAATTTCAGCCTGTTGGTTAACGTCTAACTGGTTAGCCTTGACGTATGAGCGATATAGAGAAGCTTGTTTTTTGTTTAAGTCATTGATTGTATTCATATTATTTCCTTTATGTTAGTTAAATGTTAATGAGAATCATTCTCGTTTAGGACCAGTTACTGCGTCCATGTGTATAAATATACTCTTCTCAGTTTGAGAGTCAACCCTTTGAGCAAAATAAATATCATGCATAACATGTTATGCCACTAAAAACCACAATCACTCGCACATTTATCTCACATTTTCCACCCTTAGCCACCCATTGCCATGAATTGCCAGTCATTGCCACTTTTTGCCACGTAGAGCCAATGGGGACCCACCTATGGAAAAACGCGCGCACTCCGGTGTAGCTCATTAGCACATGAGATGGGATTTGGACCTACAATGTAATTACAATTTTACTAATCCGAAGGTACAATTTGTGGCTATTTATAGAAAGTTCTTGCAATGTGCAGCAAAGCGTGGTATAATAGGGGTATAGAACCTCCCTTTTTAACACAGGACAAAGGTATGCCAAAGGAAACAAAAAAGAAGAAAGCAGGTAATCCCAATTTATACAAGGGCATGCCATCATTGAATCCAGCAGGCAGACCCGTAGGTTCAGTAAACAAATATACAGCTTTAAGCAGAGAAGTATTATCAGCAAGAGGTCCAGAGATTGTGGACAAGGTTATTGAGTTAGCCTTAAAAGGTGATAGACATTGTTTAAAGATGTGCATGGATAGAATTGTCCCAGCACATAAAGCTGTTGAAATAAAACATGAACACCAGGATTTAGGAATAAACATTATTGTTGAATCCGTAAAGGCTATAGAAAAGCAAGAAGCAGAGGAACAAGCTACCTTTGAAGGTGAAGTAATAGAAGCTATAGACGATTAATGGCTGATATTAAAGTTTCTCTCCACGATGCTCAGATGGAGATATTTAAATCTCCTGCTCGTTTTAAAGTTGTTTCAGCAGGTAGAAGATTTGGTAAGTCAAGGTTAGCTGCTTGGGTTTTATTAATCAAAGCACTACAAAGCAAAAGCAAAGACGTATTTTACGTTGGTCCCACATTCCAACAATCAAAAGATATTATGTGGGGTATGCTAAAGGAGTTAGGGCAGGATGTTATAAAAGCTGCTCACGAAAACACAGCAGTGTTAACTTTAGTCAACGACAGAAAGATATACCTTAAAGGCTCAGATAGACCAGATACTTTGAGGGGCGTGGGATTAGAGTACGTGGTGCTCGATGAATATGCCAGTATGAAGCCTGAAGTGTGGGAAATGATTTTAAGACCTACTCTTGCAGATGTTAAAGGTGGTGCTATGTTTATTGGTACCCCTGCAGGAAAGAATCATTTTTATAAACTATACATAGAAGCACAACAAGATGATGATTGGCAAGCATTTCAATTTAATTCTACGGACAATCCATTACTGGACCCCAAAGAAATCGCTGCTGCAAAGAGTACAATGTCTACTCAAGCATTCAGGCAAGAATTTGAAGCCACCTTTGAATCCTTTACAGGAGGAATATTTAAGGAAGAGTGGATTAAGTATGTCGATAATGAAACAGACTTTGCGGAAGGTACAATAGGTCATTACGTAGTAGCAGTAGACCCAGCAGGGTTTGAACAGTCTAGTAAAGACAGAGGATTAAAGTCAAGTAAGTTAGACGAAACAGCAATATCAGTAGTTAAGATTGTTAATGACGAATGGTTAGTAAAGGATATATATCATGGTAGATGGGGTATTAAAGAAACTGCTTTTAAAATACTACAGGCTGCAATTGAAAGTCAAGCAACTACTGTCGGAATTGAAGCCGGAGCGTTAAAGAACGCAATCATGCCTTATCTTGAAGATGAGATGAGGACACACGGTAGATGGGTCAACATAACAGATGTTACTCATGGTGGTAAAAGAAAGATAGATAGAATTACATGGTCGCTGCAAGGACGACTAGAGCATGGCAAGATAAAATTTAGAAAGGCAAGTTGGAATGACCACTTTATTTCCCAGATGATGGACTTTCCTTCCCCTCTTAGCCATGATGACTTACTGGATAGCCTTGCATATATAGACCAAGTCAGTGTAGCAGACTACGCAGGCAGTATAGAACTAGACGAATGGGAACCAATGGACGCAATAGCAGGATATTAATTTATGGATGAGAAAGATTACCTAGATAGTCCACACAGTCAGTTAAGAGAATGGGTGTTAGACAGAGTAGACCAGTGGGAGGACCACAGGAATACTAACTATATGTCTAAGTGGGACGAATATTACAGATTATGGCGTGGTATTTGGGCAAATGATGACAGAACAAGGCAGTCAGAGAAGAGTAAATTAATTTCTCCAGCCACATCACAGGCAATTGAAGCCACAGTAGCAGAATTAGAGGAAGCAATCTTTGGAGGAAACCGTTGGTTTGACCTAGAAGATGACATTCTTGACCAAAACAAACAAGACGCAGAGTATATACGTAACTTACTCCATGAAGATTTAACAAAAGATGGAGTTAAGGACGCTATTGCAGAGTGTTTACTTAACGGTGCTATATTTGGTACAGGTATTGGTAAGGTATTAGTGCAGGATAAAATGGAAATGGTAGCAACTGAGGTACCTATTCCCGGTACTATGACTACTATGACGGAAACAGAAGAAGTTCCGTACACATGTGTTAAGTTAGAATCAGTATCACCAAAAGAATTTGTTATTGACCCTACAGCTGCTACAATAGATGAAGCATTAGGTGTCGCCCACATAGTAATTAAACCAAGATATATGATTACTAAGGGTATGAAAGATGGTATATACAATGATATGCCATTAGGTAGCTATGACAAAGCAGACTTTGGTTTTGATGAAGAGTTTAGTGACTCTGATGAAGATGATAAAGTAAAGATTGTAGAATATTGGGGATTAGTTCCTAAAAGATTTCTTAGTGGTAACTCAAGTAGTGTAGACCAGTTTGACTACAATGATGATGAGTTAGTTGAGGCAGTTGTTACAATTGCTAATGACGATTGCGTACTAAGAGCAGCAGAAAACCCATACATGTTAAATGATAGACCGTTTGTTGCCTATCAAAATGACAGGGTACCCTCGAAGTTCTGGGGTAGGGGTGTGGCTGAAAAGGGATATAATCCACAGAAAGCTTTAGATGCTGAACTGAGAGCTCGTATTGACGCCTTAGCACTCACGACACACCCAATGATGGGTTTAGATGCCACTCGTCTACCACGTGGAACGAAATTCGATGTCCGTCCCGGTAAGACAATCCTTACGAATGGCGACCCTAAATCCGTTCTAATGCCACTGAACTTTGGTAGTCTATCCCAGTCGACCTTTACCGAAGCAGCAGAGCTAGAACGTATGGTTCAGATGGGTACTGGTGCTATGGACACAGCTAACAGTAACTTTTCCAATCCTCGGAATGGAACTGCTAGTGGTATGTCAATGCTCCAAGCAGCATCTATCAAACGTCAGAAGAGAACACTAATGAATTTCCAAGATTCATTCTTGATTCCTATGATTAATAAAACTTTATACAGACGTATACAGTTTGATAATGAAAGATACCCAGCAGTAGACTTTAAGTTTAAACCTTACAGTAGTCTAGGTATTATGGCTAAGGAATTAGAAACAACACAGATGGTACAGTTGTTATCTATGACGCCACAAGGTTCTCCTGCGTTTTATGTTATCTTAATGAGTATATTTGAAAACTCATCACTAGCAAATAGAACACAGTTAGTGCAGGCAATTAATCAAATGATGCAGCCTAATCCTCAAGATGAGCAAATTAAACAAATAGAAATGCAGAAGTCTATGCTTGAGCTAGAGGAACTTAAAGCAGACATTAATAAGTTATATGCAGAAGCACAGAAGCTACAAGTAGATGCAGGTGATAAGTCATCTAATGAAGCATTAGCTAAGAAACAACTAGAATTAGCTGAGAAGATGGTAAGAATAAAAGGTATACAGTCAGAAACTGCACGTAATGTACCTGAGGTAGAACATCTTAACTCAGAAACTATACTTAATTTGTCTAAGGCAATGAACGGATAACAGGAGAATATATGAAAAAACAAAATAAAAAGTCAACAGCTATTCCAATGCCTAGGGTAAAATCTAAGATGAGCCCATCAATGAAAAATAGAAACAAATTAAAAACTGAAACTGCAGCAGAAAAAAAACTTAGACTATTAAAAGCTGCTAATAAAAGAAATAAAAGTACAAGTTCATTTAAAAAAAGAAAGCCATCTAAAAAACTGGCACGTTAAATGACAGATAGAGAAGTATTAGAACAACGATTAGACATGATTCAACATGATGGCTGGCGTGTATTGTTAGAAGAGTACACTAAACTAGCAGAGTCACTTGAAAAAATCTATGACATTGAAGATGAAA